CATTTCTGACCCTAGGGTAGGGTCATTTTTGACCCTAGGGTCAATTTTGACCCTAGGGTCTACCGCCCTATAATGTACGTGCATATTATCGTTACTGTGGTAAACCTGTTCGATCAAACCACGGTCGCGGAGATTCTTCAAACAACGTTTGACTGTTTCAACGCTTACGTTGCACCAGGCCGCGAGATATTTCCGATTTGCCTGAAAAAGGTTTTGACCGTCTTGTGAAAAACCGTAGATAATAGCGTAGATCAGCAGCTCATTACCTGACAGATTCAAGTCCGTAACCATCCACCCGGCGATCGTTGTGTAATTATTCGAAATGTTCATGAATCGCGTCCCTCCTGCAGTTCTTTCAGTGCTTTATCAATTAGATCCAGCGTGTCCTTTTCAACCCGGACACTCTCGACCGGCTCCGGATCTTTCTTTCTTTTCCCGGTCGCTTCAAAGATTGCCGACCGGATCATGACCTCCGTCATGATCTTCGACACCGGTTTGTTTGCATGTTGTGCTAGATCGTAAACGATCCGGCCGGTCAAATAGATCAGATCCTCCAGATTGCCGAACGTTTTCCCGGTGATCTGCGCCGGGCCTTTCGTGTCGTGTTCAATCGTGTATTCGAGTTTACTGTTCAGTTTCATCAGTTCCGCCTCCCATCCCATCAATAAACCGATGGATCCGCGTGACCGGGCAAGCGCTGCAGACCTGATCGAGTGCGTACTGATCGTGTATCAGCTGCGGAAATCTGCAGAGATCGTCGCAGATCCTCGGGATCTGTTTATCAATAATGTCCCTCCGGACCGCCTCGGTCTGAATGTCCTGATCGTCCAGCTCTTTCCATTTGATCGGTTTTGATTTCTTGTTTATGCAATACATGACGCCACCTCCGGACGGTTCCCGAAAATCTCGTCGAGGTTCTCCTGGTTCGGATCCAGTCCCATATCGACCAGGATCGCGATCTTCTCCGGGCGTGTGAAGTCCCTCCGGCCGTTCAAACAATTATTGACGTATGAACGGGAACGATAAATCACCCGGCCCAGATCTTCATAACTGGTATAGGTCCGCATTAAATGCGGGTATCGTGGGAACTCTTTGATAACTTTCATTTGCTGGCCCTCCTTTTCGAGTTTTCCACAGGTTGTGAAATTCATGTGGATAATTCAATTTTTAATTGTGTTTTGAGTTAAAAAAATAAGTTTAACCGTAGATAATGTAAATTATGTCCTCATGTGTGAAGTAACACGCCGACGCGATCAGGAACAACTCCGAAAGGGTCACGCCGGAACCTCCGGACATTTTTGTATAGATCGTTGTCGGAGCTACTCCCAGAACCTCGGCGAGCGGTCCGATCTTGATCCGCTTCTCTGTCAGCTTCGCCTTTAAGCGTCCGGCGATCTCTCTGTCCTTTAACTTTATGTCTTTCAACGGGTCAACCCTCCTCTCAATTGATAATCAATTATCAATTGTATTTTTAATTCTATGTTGCATTTGAGTAAAAATCAATAAACTTTCAATTAAAATTATCGTTTTTTTGGTGTTATTTTATTACAACCATGTTACAATCTATGAAACAAGGATGTGAAAATAAATGAACGATAAAGTGTACAACGCCCTTTTCGGCGCCCGGGTAAGGTATTATCGGGAAAAAGCGAAATTAACACAAAAAGATCTTGCAAGCAAACTAGGCTATACGGCCGGCGCAACGATCGGACGGATTGAGAGCGGTCAACAGACGATACCGCTTTCGAAACTTCCTGATTTCTGTATTGCGCTGGACGTCCACCCGTTTGACCTGATCGGACTGTCAGAACGTGATAAACAAGTATGGAAGATCGCGGAGACGATGGCCGAGGAGGGAAAAGACGAAAACCTCCAGAAATTTGTCGAACTTTATGTCCGTATGCTAAAAGGTGGAAATAATGGCTAGTGCGATCTGGAACGAAAAGGAAAACCGCTGGACCCTCCGGACGTCCATCAACGGACATGTCCGCAAATTCACCAGCTCGAAACCAGGCGCGGCCGGGAAACGTGAAGTCCTCCGGAAATACCGGGAATTTACTGACGGGCGCGGAGCTTCTCCGATTCTGGTCTCTGACGCCTGGGATAAATTTCTGCAGCATGTCATCGATATGAATGGAAAGACGGACGCCTGGATAAACTTAGACAAATATGGGAGAAACTACATTCTCCCGCGTATAGGAAAGGCCATCGTCCAAAATATCACGCTCTTAGATCTTCAAGAAATCATCACAAAAGCGAAATCCGTTTCGGGAAAATCTCAATTATCGCGCCGGACACTTCAAAACCTCCGGGCGTCTATTATGCAATTTGTGAAGTATTGCGTTGCGGCCGAATATATGGATCCCCTCCGCGGTGAATTGATCATCCCGAAATCCGCGCCGAAAAAGGAAAAGGTCATCCTCCAACCGGAGGACATCCGGAGATTATTCTCCGGCCCGGCCGATGACTGGTATATAAATATATTCCGTTTCGGCTGCGTGACCGGTCTCAGAACGGGCGAGATCTTAGGAATTCGCGTCGAGGACATCAAAAACGGGACTTTATCCGTCCGGAGGTCCATCAACGTCAGAAACGAGATCACAGACGGTAAAACGGACAACGCTCGCCGTGTGATCTACCTGAATAAAATCGCCCGCGCGATCATCGACGAAAATGTCCGGCGCAACCGTCCATTGAAAACGCCCTGGATATTCTGCGCGAAGTCCGGAGGGCCGCTTTCACAGTCCACGCTCCGGAACAACTGGATCAGGATCGCAGCGGATCGGGATCTCCCGGGTTCAATTTACACCCTCCGCCATACATTCATTTCGATCACTAAGAACTCGATACCCGAATCGACACTCAAGAGAATTGTCGGCCATTCCGACGCCATGCGGACCGTCGGCGGCGTATATGATCACCTCACCGCCGGCGAGCTGGAGAACGCCGCGAGGATCATCGACGTCAGGTTCGGGAACATTGTCGGATAATCAGAAACGCCCGGCCCCCTTGAGCATACAAGGGCCGAGGCGCTTCGGTCATCATGGCGATAACTATTTCAGTATATCACGCCCAGGTCGTTCCGTGTTGTGGAACTTTTGACCCTCCGGGCGTGTTATCATGTAATTCCATTTCGGGAGCTGCTGCACATACGGCTCACCTCATACACCACAGGAAAACGGCCGGGATCTTCTTAGCGCAACTACTTTCTCCACCCGGTCGTTTTTCTGTTATAATGGACTTACACCATAGGTGTAACTTTCATTTGCTTTTGGAGACCGTCACCCCCTTACCCGAGACACGACGGTCTCTTTTTTTATCATTATTTTGTCATTTGTACCGTGAAACAAAGGGACAATTTTGGGACAACTCCATATCATTCTTTTGTGAAACACTCCGACCAGATTCGGGCGCAAATGCCCGATTTTACAGGCTTTTCGGATTTCTCGAATTTCGTTAAAATCGCGTGGTGAGGAATTCGATTCTCCTCGCCTCCACCAGCGGAAACGCCCGAAAATCGGGCGTTTTTAATTGTTTCACGTGAAACAATGGGACAATGTTGGGACAATGCGATTTTTTAGGCGATTTCGTTATTTTGTCATTTAACGATCGAACCAAATTGACTACAAATTAACTACAAATCGACACCAAATACAAAAAGCATACTTTGTGATATAATGTCGGACCCTTCCGGACCTTTTCGGACAAATTCGGACAAAAAAGACCGAGGTCGAACGTCTCCGGCCTCGGTGATCTTTTCCTGCTTTGTCTTGCCTACCCGGCCGTCACCGGTTCGGTTTTCGGGTCTGGTCCCCGTCCTGGCATACATCATGCCGCATGTTTTTCTATCTAGGTTTCTGGCCCCTATATTGCTGGATGTTCGGCGCGCTTGCGGTTGCGGCATTACTTACAAAAAACTTTTCATGATGTACGCGTATATTATACAGTATAAAAGGGCATAAAAAAAGGGCGCCGACCGGTGCCGCGGTCGACGCTCTCGTATTGGGTGGTATGCGGACCAGCTGATCCGCCGGCCCGCTTATGTATTGATCAGACTGTTCCATGTTTTCGGGCCGACTATTCCGTCGGGTTTGCCGCATGTTTTCGGATTGTCTGATTGATAATTGAAAACGGCCTCATATGTACCGCTCCCGAATTTCTGGTCGCATTTAAGGGTGTAATACCCTTTTGCCTTGAGGATTGCCTGGACGGCGTACACCTCCGGCCCCTTATCTCCTTTTCTTAATGTATGGACTTCCAACTGTATCACCTCCGGATCCGGTGACGGCTCCGGATCTGTTCCCGGTCCGTCGATTATTTCTTTTACTTTACCGTATGCGCGATCAAGGTCCACGCCGGAACCGATCCCCGGGATCGTCCCATAGGCGTCATATTGCCATAGCTCCATTTTAGGATCTTCGGGTTTCGGTTCGGACCACTTCGCGATCCATTTAGTATATTGATCAACGTGCTGCAGATAATCGCGCCACCAGTCTATATTTGCATATATGCCCGGAGTGAACCCCGCGGCCTTGATACGCTCGCAGAAAATGCGACAACGATCTGCAACACCTTTCTCGGTTCCCGGCTCCTCTACGTCGTAATAGACGGGTAACTGGATAATGTCCCGGAACGGACTGATCAGGCGGATCGCGTGATCCGCTTCGCTCTCAGCTGCGGCGAAATCCTTAGCATACGAATAAAGATAAACGCCGATCTTTACGCCGGCGTTTCTGGCTTCATTCATATTATAGATATATAAGGGATCGTCATATTTTTCCTTGTTTGTCCCGTACCCGCAGCGGATGATTGCCGCGACCACGCCCGCGGCCTTTGCTTTCTTCCAGTCTATCGTCCCGTTATGCTTCGAGACATCCACAATATATTCATTCATGTTTTACCACCTGCTCCAGCTGCGCGATCCTTAGTTCCAGGATCGGGATCCTCCGGCCAAATTCGTTGTGTTGTTTAACTTCTTCGGTCAAATGCTCGATCTTTTCGTTTGTGACCGCCTGCGCGATCTCCATCTGTTTCGATTGCTTACTCATTCCGGCGAAAACCGTGATAATGGTCCCGATCAGCGTCAAAAGTCCGGATAAAACCGCGACAACGATCTCAATCATTCGAATCACCCTCTTTCGATTCCTGTTCTTTCTGTTTCTTCTCATAGAGTGATTTCAGGATCGTCACAATGGAACCGATCAGGACGTCCAGGGCGGCGAGGATCGCCGTGACTTTATCCGCCCCGGGAAAGTCCAGAATCGACACGACGGCCGAAAGGAAAACAATGACCGGGACCGCAATCAGTCCGATCAATTTGATTGTGTCGTATTGTTTGTTACTCATTTTTTCCCTCCTTACTGTGCCAGTGCCAAATCAATATCACGCCGATACGTTACAGAAGAATCTCCAGTATCCGCCCAGAAATTATTAACCCCCAGCGCCGTTTCTGGTGTCGGCGTTATCGGCGTGAATGTGAAGTCGTTGCCGTTTTCGTCCGTCCCTGTTCCGTTCACCACGTCCACCGAGCCGCCGTAAATCGTGCGCCCTAGTGCGGCGGTGTAGGTTTCTCCCATGTATGACTCAAATGTTGATGAAACCTCACCTAATTCTATTTGAAAACTATCCAATACGGCTTGAATATTATCTAAATATGCTTGACTATTGCACACAAAAATTGCTAAATATCCAAATGTTGGAATGGTAACTGTAGCGGTCAATGCTTCATTTGAATTGAATAGTAAATTCCCTGTTGAACCGTTAACAGGAACATCATTATAAAGTGCTATTCTAAATCTATTATTAGATGCACCTTGTGGTATAGTTCTAGTTATTGTGTATGTTCCTTTTTGCAAAAAAATCACAATACTTCTTGCATAACTACTACTTTCATTAAAAACACCGTTAGTATCTACGTAATACGCTTGCAAATTTGAATTACTTTTATCAAAAAAGTTTTTTTGGTTTTTTCGTATTATAACGGAAGAAACACCCGACAAATTAGCGTCCACCGTCGCAATACAGTTCTTTATCGAAACATCGTCCGCGCCATCGGAAAAGGAAACAATACTCCCGGAGACGGTTCTTTCTGGAAGTGGCCCCATAAGGTTGACAGTGCCCGGCCATTCCTCTGGCGGATAGTTCTGCAAAACGGTCCCGAACTTCTTGTTGAACACATCGTTCATATCTGACTTCAAAGACGACGGAATACCTCCGCCGCCGCATTTGAACCACGCCATAATTAAATATCACCTCTTTCCAGCTCCATCAGCTCCGCCCGCTCCCGGATCAGGGTCTCATGTAATTCGTCCAGCGCGAGGATCCTCCCCGGCTGGATCTCTTTGATCAGGATCCCCGCCCTGGTCAATCGGATCCTTTTCGTTTCCATATCCTGGACGATCGAAAAGAAACCATCGTCTATTCTGTTTGATTCGTGCATATTCAAACCTCCGGAAATTTACGGAACGATCGTCAACGTGTACTGAACGCGGAGGGACTTGTTTGCGTTTTTATCGATCGGGTTGGACGTGTTGTTGATCGTTGCCAAATAAGGCAAATATAAGAGACCGCCGGATCCGATTTTATTATAATCTGCGGTCTGATCCGCTGATTCGTTTTCGTAGTGAAGCGGCGAACCGTTAAAAGCACTTGCGCAGCTGAAACCCTGGAACGTTGTCCCGGACAAACGGCCGTTTGCGACTGTCGGGTAGACCGTATCGTCATTTATTAAGAAATTGCGCCCCGCGACCAGTCCGGCCGTCTTTGTAATCGGCTGCATTGTCAGATCGATCGCCTGGGACATGTTGGTCTCCAGGACCTCAACGTCCGCCGGCGTGGCGATATTGATCCGGACAAATGTCTTTGAATCGGATCCCGAAATCCAGTAGATATTACCGCCGGACACGATTCCGTTCGTCATGCATGACATTTTCATCGTCGGCCGCGCAAGTGTTACGCCGGCGACCGTGATCGTCGAGCTGGTGACGGACATGTCCGATTTACTGATAATATTCAAATACAAGGTTGTCGAGCTGTTCTCAGCTCTTTCCATAACGTAATAATTCGAATCGTCCTGAGCGATCTGCAGATAGTTCGTCGAGAATGTCCTGGATAGTGTGGCCGTCCTGCTCGAAATGACCGTGAAATTATCCTCGCCGTACATGGCCGGCCCCTCGATCAGTTCCGCCATGTTGAACGGATGGCGGACTTTCATTTCTTCGAATGTCGTCCCGGAGATCCAGATCGAACGGCCATAACCGTCAGAATCGATATATATCGGAAACTGTGAGGCCCTCTGTCTGGTCCAGGATGATCCGCCCAGGGTCGTACATCCGACAACGTTGACGTCTGTCAATGCCTGGCCGACCATTTTGACAAGCGGGAGAGAACCGTCCGGATAGAGTCCGCAATCTCCCGCCTCCGGGTGTGTGAGTGCGAGGGAATTGATCGGGCCGTCGTTCGCCTGTTCCGGAGCGAAGTCCCAGGCGAAACGGACCTGACCGTCCTCCGGATGGATCCAGGACGCGGCGCCGTTCGGGTTTCCGCGTGTAGTCGAGGCGCTGGAGTGACTTGTCTGGCCCGCATGACCGACCAGTCTGTTATCCGCCCGACACGCGGGATACATATTACTTGCTGATTCTGTCAGCTGCTGATTGAACAGGAAAACGCCGCCCAGGAGATTCCGGACCGGCAACATGGTATTGAGGGCCATCAGGCCGCCATAGTTCGACGCGAATATCTTCCCGACCGCGTCCGTGATCATGTTCTCCTCATGATAGACCTCGCGGCGGTGTGTTCTGATATCCTCCAGGATCAGGTCCGCCTCGCCTTTTATTTTTCCCGTTTTCATGGCCATCAAAAAGCGGTCGATCGGTTCAATAATCTGTAACATGTTTTCATTCCTCCGGATTTTATGAAAATCTGACCTTGACGCCCAGCGCGGCCGTCTGAGCTTCAAATATAAGTGATAATGTATTTTGACCGCCCTGTCCCGGGACGATTGCAACGCTTGATGGACTTATACCGTAGGTGTCCGTGTAAATATCGATCATTGAGTTGACATCAAACGCGCCCGTTAGATCTAGCTGCGTCTGTCCGGCTGCGAGTGTTCCCGTCAGTTCCAAATAATAGACCTTTCCGTTGATCTCATTGATCGCGCCGGCGGGCGTTTTGTCGGTCGTATCGAATAACAACGGAAAAGAAAGTAAGGAGAGGATCCCCTCCGCCATGTCCGCCACAACAATGTATTTTGTTTGGAACCCGGTTGCCGCCTGGGCGTCCGGCTCCGAAATCAATAAAAGGTCCGCCGCATTGATTGCCGCAGCTGCGGGAAACCCTGACAATGATCTATCATCCGCCGCCATTTTTTTATTCCTCCGAAACTAGATTGTAATTGTTATCCTCTGAAACTATGTTGTAGAGACCATTTTCGGAAACGATCCCGAAAACAATGTTTTGTAATACCAGGGAAACGTCTGCAGAAAACGCCCTGGTCCCGAGAGTGATCGCCGGCCTCGGAGCATTCTCCGAGACCTCGATCCGCTCCGGAACGTATTCCCTGAATTCGACCGTGTCCGAAAACCCTCGAACGGAAATATCCATCGCGAAACGCGGGACATCATCGTCGAGGATGATGATTCCTGTCCACGAATCGACATTCGAAAGACCCTGGCCTTTCAGGACCGCGAACGCGTCGCGGGAATTTATCGCCGCCGTTCCTCCGGTCGCCTCCAGAAATACCTCCCAGGTATGAGATCCCGGCTCGTCTACAAAATAAAAATAGTGTAGATCTAGGATATGCTTCGCGCTATCCGTGAACGTCTCGACCGGTTTCCTGGTCTGTTCAACACCGTCCATATAATAAACGGCCTCGATTGTCATGGACGTTTGACCGGTCGCGAGCTGCGTCTCGATCAAAAATTCGTGCCACATTTCGACGTTTGTCTTTTTGTTGGCCGTGAAATCAATGTCGACAACCTGCGCCGGATCTGTTCCGACCGTGATCGGCGAAATGTTTGTAAATTCCTTGTAGACCATTTCGGAGGCCGCCGTCGCTCTTTGTGCTGCGGAATTCGACGCCTCTTTTTCGGTCTGGGTGTTCCTGAGATTCGGATCAGCTCCGAAACCGGCAATCGTTAAACCTTTCGAGGCCGTCCAGCTGATCGACTGAATACAACCGATATGTTGACGGCCATCCGCCACGCCTCCGGTCAATAGTACGATATCGCCCAGATCAAAGATTGGGGCGCTGATCAGCTGCAGCTTGAACGGCATGAATCGGATGTTACTGATCGCAAGAAAAACGGCCATTCTCATGGCGGTCCGGTGTTCTTGCGTTCCGTACTGCAGAAACGGATCAAAACCGACCTGGTATGTTATACCGCCTCCGCCGAGTTCCTCGACGGTCCCGTCATCGTTTTCGAATGTTGCCGCCCCGAAGTCCGTGATCCAGTCCGAGAACGTCGCACCCGCGACCCGCTTCCCGGGCGTGATCGTCGCGACCGGGTTGTTATTTCGATAATATGTGCCATATATAAGGCGCCCGTTTCTGTCGATGGTCGCCCATCCGCCCAGCGTCACCGAAATCCAGTAGATCAAATCGCGATACGTCACGCAATCGTTCGGAACATACGCCCCGAGAGGCTCCTGTCCGTTCGGGAACTGTCTGAAATCCGCCTCGGTCATTCCCAGCGGGACACCGCAGATCTGGCAAATATTTAGACTTATCGAGAAAGGCGACCCCGACAATGTATAGTTTGCCGGGAGCGGCTGATCAAAGAACGACATAGCATTATACGCCGTTATTGATACGCCATCCGCTGAAACTTTCGCCTCGGAGACGTAGAACTCCCCGACTTTGAAATATTCGTATGTGTCCGGGTTCTCCGTAATACAGAGACCGAACTCGACAACGATCTTTTTGTTCCTCCAGGACCGCGCCGGGACCGTCAGATTATTTAGAAATGTACATGTCAGTTTCCCGATAAAGACGGACCCGATTTTCGAATCGGCCTGGTCGCTGATCTGGTCCGTGATCGTCATGGATCCGCCCAGGATGTTCGAACCGTCAAACGATAGATTTCCGATCGTGCCGCGGATCTTTTGTTTTTGTATGTCTTTCGAGTTCGCTAGTTCGAACGCAGATGATCCGTGATACATGTTTCAACCTCTTACTTTTCGAAAAATCTCGCCTGGACTGTGAAAAGTCCGTCCGTCCGGGCGCAATACTCGGAACCGATCTGCAGATCATCAGACTGGAGACGGAACCGTCCCGGGATGGTCTCGCCGTAGATCTGCAGCGTGGTCTCTGCGAGGCTTGCGATCTGGAACAATCTGTCATACCCTCGCGAGCTGCAATTAAACGACCAGGAAAAAGTCCGTTTGTTTAACCTGGTAACGCTCCCGATGTCATGGCCGTCCTCTGACGTCTTGATGTTCTCGATATGTGAATAGCTCCGGCCGTTCTTTGTCGGGTTCGGGAGTTTTATCCCGGCGAGTTCACAATAACCTTTCCCCAGCATGTCAGCGTCCTCCCGTCTGATAATTGTTTGCCATGTTGGCCGCTGCGACCAGCGTCTCGATCCTCTCCTGTCCGATATAGACCGGGATCACGATCTGACGATCTGCACCGGCGAGGGCCGTCAGGGATCCGTTGATCCCGTCCAGCTGGCCGGAGTAGTCCGGCGCAGCATTCCCGGCGATGGTCCCGGCCATCAGATCGAGACTTGTTTCCAGCTCCGGGAGTTCCTGATCCATGCCCTCAACGATATAATCGACCATTCCGGCGCCTGGGTTGTCGTAACGCCAGTACGCTAAAGGACCTTCATCCGGCGTGCTGAAATGGAGGTACGAGTTCACCTTCGCCGCGACCGTAGCAAGTCCGCGTGTGAGTTCTTGCATTATGTTCGTATTAGATAAACCGTTTATAAGTTCCCGGATAATGTCCTGACCCCAGCCGAACGCGTCACCGGCTAGATCTGTGAAGATCTTAATAAACATAGACCCGATATATGGCCCCTCCTTAAAAATCGCGATTCCGATGTCGACGATCAATTTGACAATGTCCGGACCGATAGCGTCCAGGATGTCCTCGATCGCTCCGGAGTTGAGGATCGCCTCAAAAATCTTGATTCCGGCGTCGGTGATCAGCGGTCCGAGGGTTGTAATAAAAGTACATAAAGCGTCAATCAATTCTTCGAGCGCCGGCTCGATGACCGGGATCGCCTCGATCGTGGCCGTGGTGAAAGCGCTCAAAAGCTCGACGGCGGCCAACACCAGGTTATTCAGTACATCCGGCCGGGTAAGTACGCCTATAATGGTAGTCACGGCGCTTACCATAGTCGGGACCAGGACCGGGATCGTCTGGGCGATACCCTCAATTATGGCAACCAGGATTCGGGCACCGATCTCGATCAAAGTAGGCCCGCGGGTAACGATAAAATCTTGGATATAACCGAGTATTATAGTGATAGCGTTGAAAAATTGGTCAATGTTTTCGTCCGAAAACAGGCTATCCGCAATCGTTGTAACGACTGAAAACAGGCTATCAAGGATCAACGGGGCATTCTGCAAAATTACGTCTAGGGTCGTAGAAATCAAATCATTCACGATTGAAACGGCGTCAGGTAAATGAGAAATGATCGAATTTAGGACTTTCGGGAGTGAAGTGTTGATCACCTGTCCGATCTTCGTTATGTCGCCGTTCGCGGCCATCACGCCGCGGTTGAAATCGCCCAGCATGTCGACGCCATCCGTTGACAGATCCATCAGCAACGGGAGCAGAATCAACCCGAGGCCGTTCTTTGCCGCCTGGACGCCCTTGTCTAGTCTGTCGAGATTGTCCTGGAACGCAGAAAACCCAGAGATGGCCTCGTCGTTCATGACATACCCCATTGACCGCGCCTCAAGGGTGTATTTATAGATTTCATCACTTCCGGCGCTGATCAATGGTAAAAGGTCTTTCGCCGACTTGCCGAGGAGGGTCATGAGGGTCGTGTCCCGCTCGACTTCGTTCGACATTCCGCCCGCGGCGTCGATAATGTTCCAGTAAACGGTCTCTAAATCCAAAAGGTTCCCGTTTGCGTCCTGAAACTCTACGCCCATAGAATCAAACGTCTCGATCATGGATTTCGAACCGCCCTGGGCGCTTGCCATAGCCTTTTCGAGTTTGGTCATACTTCCCGTTATTGTGGAAAGGTCGGTGTCGACCAGGCCGGACATGTAATCAAGCTCCTGCAATCTCTCGACTGAGATCCCCGTCGTTTTCGACATGGTTTCGAACTTGTCGGCATAATCCGCGCCGCCCATTGTGAATTCTTTCAGGGTTTCGAGGGTGTCCTCCAGGGCGATCCCCAGATCTTCGACACGGTCGACCATAAACGTCGCGATGGCCTCGCCCGCCTCAACGGCTGCGTCGATGAAATCGCCCAGGATCGAGATCCCGGTCCCAACGACCGCGAGCGCGGTCCCGATCGCCGGGCCGGCTGCGATGGCGGCCGCTTTCAGATCGTCCATCGAGATCCCGGCCTTTTTCGTCTGTTCTGCGAAGTTCTGTGTTTCCTCCGGAGCGGTTTCCGGGATAACTTCGCCCATTGCTTCGCCGGTGCCGTTCGCCTGGGATTGTAATTCTTCGAGACCTTTTTCCGTCTTTACGATCTCCGCGGTCAGCTGTGCATACTGTTCTTTCGTGACGGTTCCCTTTTCGAGGCCGTCCTTTGCCTCTTCGGCTGCCTTTTTCATCAAATCGAGTTTCTGTTTTGTTTCCTCGATCGACTTATTTAATAACTCCTCTTTTTGGGAAAGTAATTCGACGTTTGACGGATCCAGTTCCAGGGCCTTATTGACATTTTTTAACGCGTCATTTGTCTTTTGTAGGTCCTTGTTGACCTCGGAAAGGCTTTTCGTGAGGGCCGAATTTTTTCCGCTTATCTCGATTGATAAACCGACGACCTTGTCCTTTGCCATATTTTTGCCTCCGTGTTTTTATTTATCCGAAATTGTCGAAATCTTCCTGTGTTGCCAGTTCGTCATATTTCGCATGATCGTTCTCCATTTCCCTGACCATGTCTAATATTTCGCCCTCGCGCATATAGAAAAGATCGGTCCATGAAAGGCCGATCTGTAACGTCCGCAAATGATAAAGCGCGACCGTCCGCGGTCGATCGGTCACGCGCCGGCGTTTTTTGCTTCGACTTCGGGTTTTATATTCGTCTGATAGAGTTTTTGGAAATTCGTTGCATTTTCCCGGAAAAATGATTCGTCGAAGTTCATTAACCAGACGACAAATTTGTCGACTGTCAATTCCTCGTTGATTTTTAACGGCTCGAAATTTGCCTCTAAATATGTGATATATGCGTACTGCTGCGCGAAATCATAAAAGGACAATGTGGTCTTGACATATTCCGGATTTTTCATTAGTTCCAGGGCGGCCTTGTCAGCTTCTTCGCCTTTGCCGCCGTTTTTCTGTACGATCTCGGCATTCTTCCGAGTGATCGGATCGTTCATCACCTCAGCGCGATCCATGAAATAATCATCCGGCGATACTCCGAAAAGCCTTTTATACAGGATTTTCGTCGCGCCGGACGCCTTGAAACGGTACTCTTTGCCGTTGTAAATAATAGTTCTAAACATGCATACCTCCCAAAAATACAGGAAAAAGGGACCCGTTTCCGGGTCCCTCATCCTTTGTTGCAAATAGTGAATTATTCGGACTTTGTGGAAACGACTGTCACCGACCCGTCTACCGTGTAGGTATTGCCGGATGTAAACGCTTCGCCGTTGACGGTCAGCGTTCCGCCCGTGACGGAGATGGTCAGCACGTCGCCGGCTGTCACGATCGCGCCGTCTGCCAGCTCGTTGCCGCCCTTTGTGACTGTGATCTCGGTGTCCGCAGCTTCGGCAATAGTCAGCAAATACTTGTTTGGACCTGTCGGGATGTAGACAGATGTCAGATATGTATTGTATTTTGCCGTCTGTGTCAGCGGATCCGCCTTTGTGTGGAAAAGCGGATTTGCGCCGTCGGCTGTGTCCGGACGCTCGACGGCTGTCATTGTCAACTCGTCGGTCTGTACGTTCGGCGTGTTGCCCTCCGGTGTTGTCTCGGATCCTACGGAACCGCGTGCAACGGAAACCTTCGCCAGCTGGTGACGGATTCCGTTCTTATCGCCCTGGAATTCAAAAGCGCAAGCGAAATAACGGGTTTCTTTGAGATTTCCCTCAACAAAAACGCCGTAAGCGTCGCGATAGTCGCCCCAGTTCCATTCCGCGAAATCGTCCGGGATCTCGGCGAATGTCGCCGGGCCGGAAAGTGTACGGCCGCCGCCGTTGTAAACGTAATAATCGGAGTCGTCAGCGCGGAAAATTGTCTGCGCCGTCTGACGGTCGAATTTTACGGAAACAATTCCGGGAATTTTATGGGCTGTCCCGTAGCTCGTTGTTACGACGCCCGTCTCGGAGTTTGTAACTTCCGTAATCGGCCACCATGTAAAGTTTTTCAGGCCGTATTTCACCTTATTGTTATCAGGCATTTTGTATAACCTCCTATGTTATTTGATTTGTTTAGAGATCTCTTTTGCGACCGCGGCCGCCAGCTCGTCCAGGATCGCGCCCTGGATCCAGTCATTAACCGGGCCGACGTGTTCGGTTGCTTTTGCGTCGGCGACCTTTACAGGAACGCCCACGTCGTTTTTACCGAAAACCGGGTGACCTTTCTCGACCAGGTGCGCCAACCATCCGAATTTTGCATTGTAGATAACAAGCTCGAATGATCCGTCCGCTTGCATTTTCTGCACGCGGGATCGCCATCCCCTTGCATATCGTCCGGACTTTTTCGGCGCAAGTGCTTTAACGCGTTTAGCGCCCTCTTTGCCCAGCTTTTCCAGCGTCTCGTTGACCGCGTCCTCGACCGAAAGGCCGACTTTCGTTATTACCTGGGAAACGTATGACGTTATTGCGTTCGGATCGTCAATCGAAAATGTTTTGTCCGCCATTATTCTGCCCCCACGGTCCCAAATGTATAGGTGATCGCGTACACGTCTTGATCTTCGATCCAGTCCACGGTCTTTTCCCACGGCAATTCGTTGTCGTTCAGCTTCTTTTCGACCGCGCCCTCGATTGTCTTGTCACGTTTTGCAAGGTACAGAACGCAAGTAAACAGAAACCCGCGTGCAATGATCATGTTGTCCGCTGCCGTGTTTCCCGTCTCGTCATAATCAATGACCATAAACGGGACCAGCGTCCCGTTTTCGACGTGGTTATACTCGGCCGCGGTCAGCGGATCCGGCGCAAGTGTTTTCAGCTGCGCGATCACTTCGAACGATGTCATGTTCCTGTTTCCTCCGGTTTAGGGTTTAGGCCGGACGCGATCCGGCAATACAATTCGAGTTTATCCGGCGTCGGTTCGTATCTTCGATAGATTTCGAGACGCGTCCCCGCGGGAACGCCCTGGATCTGTTCGGCCAGCTCGACGATCTTTTCCCCGGAATATTCGACCGGGTTGATGTCAAACTCAAATTCGGACCGGATCCCCATTTGTCCCGCGTCGAAATACTCGGATTGTGAGACATTGACGCCCGTCGCCAGGACGGGCGTCTTTGTCTCTGTTTTTATCGGCTGTGCGAAATCGTCGGTTCCCGTTGCGGATGTACCGATCAAATAAATGGTCGTGTCGGTCATGGTTTAGTCCTCCGGTTTTCTCGCGCTGCGTTCCTTTCCGAATAATCTGTTGTTGATCCTCCAGCGTAAAGATCGCGGCATTTGTGATTCCGGATTCCAGTCGCCCCGGCGGCCTTGCCACAAAAACCGGGCATAATCAACGATCAGCTCCCCGTCGTCGACGTCCGTTTCGTCCAGCTTCACGCCCTCGCGCTCGATCTCGTTCTTCGCGACCGATAAAAGGGACGTGAGGCGGTCGTCGTATGCTGTCGAATTAAGGATCCCCAGATCGATTTTAAGCCTTTGCAAAAGTGTCAAATCCGCCATTTTAAGAAACCTCTTTCATTGTCTCGTTACGAATCCTCGCATGTGAGACCAGACAGATCGTAAACCTGTCTCGTTGTTGTAATACCGTCGCTCTTTTCAACGACAAATGTCTGAGTGTCTTTGTTGGTGATCTTAAATACACCATTCATGTCCGGGTCTCCCAGCAGCTCGACCAGACCGGAACCCTGAGACGGATCCAGTCCGACCTTGACCGAGGTCAAGCGCGGATCAACGTCGGCAAATTTCAGGGCGAGGAAATTTCCAGCGCCCCAATAACCCGCGATCGGGCCGGTCGTTAAATATTTAAGCGTGCCGGTGATTTCGTTTCCGGAGACTTCGACGTCATCGTCCTGGATAGACGAAACGGACGTCTCGTATATTTGAGCTGACTGCTTCTCCGGTTCAACCGTCAGCTCTGAGAAGGGTCCGGGAATACCGCCGATGTTGCCGGGCTGGTGTTGTTGATACCGATCAGGACAAACGCCTTAACAATCGCCGGCTTACCGTCGTATCTTGCACGGCCGCGGAATACGGTCTGATCCTGGATGAAACGTACATGTTCGGAAACGTCGATCGTAATCTCTTTTCTTTCACCGAGACAATACAGATCAAAATAACCGGCCACGATATTGTTTGCAGCAACAAAATTCAGGACTTCGATCACGCCGCCGCCTACCGGCATTGTACCGTTAACGCCGGTCACGATTGCGCCGGCTGCATTAACAGAAAGACCCTCGGCCATAAGTGTGGTATATGTAGCGTCGTTCATGACCCAGACCTTTTCGCCGCGTGCATAATTGTTATTTGCCTTAGATCCGGCAAGAACCAGCTTCTGGAAAAGCTTTACACCGACGGAATCGGATGTAGAAATTGTGACCTCGTTAGAAACCTTAAGAGTTTCGTCGTCGTCGATCGCGGTTGCGACGCCTGTCGGCATTTTTACGCCTGAGCCGTAAAGAATCGCCTTGTCGAGTGCGAGGCCGATCGCCTGGGAAAGGGAAACAACGATCTCGTCGAACAGATCGATGTCAGAATCTTCCAGGAGTGCGTTGCACATCGGGAAGAAACCCGCTACCTTGTAGCAATCAAGTTCTACCTTTGCAAGTGTCTGCTCCAGCTCATAGATCGGATCACAGCACTCCTCCCAGAATGCCTCTGGAGCTGCGCCCATAACTACTACACGGCCGTTTCCGGAAAGACGGTAAACACGGCAATGCTTGTAAAGCTTTGAATACTCGATAACATTCTCACGGATAAACCCGGCGATTGTTGTCGGGATTGTGTACGCGCCATTAACCAGGCCGCGCTTGTTTGCGATCGCCTCGCGGACCTCTTTGAGAAACGCCTGGACGTCGTCACGGTTAATCAGTTCTTCGCGCTCGACGATGGTCATTGCGCGCAGATTCTTACATCTAAACATGGATCTTGATCCTCCCTTTTTAGTTTTCTTTGTGGTTTTTTCCGGTTCTTCTTCCGCTACCGGCGGCGGCGGAACGCTGCGGGACTGTTCTGATTCGATGTCCGCGAGTTCGCGCTCCATTTCGTCAACCTCTTTTTCGAGGTTGGCGATCTTTTCGGTGTTTTCGGAAACGTCATTGTCGAGAGTTGCCTGATCGGCCTCGATCGCGTTGACGGATTCCTCAACGGCTGTTTTTTCTTCTTCGGTCTGTGCCTCGTCGATTGCGGCGGCGGTCTCCGCCTCACGCTTTTCGAGTTCGGCCTTGCGGCTTTCAAAGTCTCCGGACATCGCTCTCAGCTGGTCCAGTTCCTTTTTCTTATCCGCGATCTTCTTCCGGAGTAGAATCGTTCTGATTGCCATCGTTTGAAACCTCCTTATTTGATTTATTGAGGCGTTCGTGCATTTTCAGGCGCCACGCTTCGACCTTTCTTGCCTGAATGTCAGCGGCGTCCCGCTTGCGGGCCGAAATGCTCGTCTCCTCGTATGCCGGGAATGTACAACACGAAACTTCGAAAAGGTCCACGTCGGTCAACGTCCACTTGATCGTCCCATCTTCGAGGAACTCGGTTTCCTCGCTGCGGATGAAAAAACCAAAAGAACACTGTGAAACGTCGCCGCGTTCTACCCTCGCATGGATGTTCATCGCGTCCACATCTTTCGGATTGATACGGATACGACCCCACAACCCGCGAGAATCGACTTTCAGTTCCAGGGTCTTGTTAGTCGTGCGACCGATTACCAGCGTCGTATCGTGGTTTATCAGTGCGCGGACGTCATTCTGGAGACTGTTGTCGAACGCGGTCGGCGCAATCGTCTCGACTGCGCCCTCCCAGAGTTCATAGTTGCTATTGAAAACGGCGAAATATCCCTCGATGATCGGGTTTCCGTCGTCGTCCCGCGTTTTGAAATCTTCCGGACGTGTCCGGACGAATCTTTCGTCCGCATAATTCGACATGCGGATCTCTTTCTCTTTTTCTTCCATGTGTTTAACCTCCTATCACGGATCGAGCTTTTTCTGATTGCCGGCCTTGTCCGCCGGGATATAGTTTTCAAGGACCAGCAATTCATCGAGGCCATCCTTAGGCGGCAAATTGATTTTGTCGCGGGCCTCGTTTCCGGTGATCCATCCGCGATCACCGAACGCGGTGAATACATTCATAATTGTCGAGAGATCCCAATCGCGGAGCTGCCAGATGTTCCCCTTGATATACCAGGAATCGGAAATGATCAGCGCTTTCGTTAGTGTCTGCTGTATGCACTCGACAACCTCTTTTAGGCTGGTCATGATAAAATTGTTGAATTCGTCGACCTTGAAATCACCGACGCCGACCATGAACGGCGGGACGCCTACGATCGAGGCCGCCGTCTTTTTATTGATCGTCACGGTATCGGAGATCGCGAGATCCTGCAGCGTCAAAGGCTTCACGCTCTGGACTTCCATCTGCTGCGCGGGGATGATCCACGGCTCGCCCGCCTCGGACGTATCAACGTAATCGTTGACCAGCTCGCGCCGGCCGTCCCTGTCCTGGAACTGTTCAGAAATCGCGTCGACCTTGATGATCATCGGCGGTTTCCATTTAGAAGAATTGAATGCCTTTTCCGTTTTGGCCGCCTGGTGTAGATTCTCCGCCACGTCCCGGACCGCTACCCGGAAACTAGTTCCTTTCCACGGATAACGCTTATCCGGAT